TTAAGATCACATCGGGTCGGCTCGGCTGCGGTCGGGCCGAGTCGGGTTACATGTAAAAGAACACTCCTGGCGAGGAGAGGGTCGCAGTCTTTTCACTCCATTGTTTGTGACGGCGGCCCATTAATATCTTGATTTATGGGATAATATGTTTATATTAGAAGCATGGTTAATACATTAAATAAGAAAATAGAGGACTTAACTAGCGATTGCGGTCGAGTCTCTAAGGTTAACGCTCAAACTTATAAAGAAGGCAGGGAGTTCATGGAATTTCAAAGCACCTCCAGGGCTATCGATGTAGGTTTAGGTTGTTATGTTAATAACGAAGAAACTGTTGCTAGTGTTACAGACACACGGGTTAACGATCTTGCGGATGGCATCTTTAAATTATACATGGCCGTATGTAAGCTCGACACGCCATATCTTCTTTCCCTCGCCGAGGACGACAGATTTAGATGCATAATTCAGGCTGCGAATTTACTGCCTGAGTTAGAGCAATCCATCAACAGTTACGGTAGTAGAGACTTAATCTACTCTGAAGAAGACAAATAGGGAGAATGGGGGCAGTAATGCCCCCACTTAATCGGGTCGGGTCGGGTCATCACAAGATGGCCCGACTTACCTACTAACTTAAGGGTATAGGTATATGCATGAACTAAATCACTCACCTTTACATATGGGATAACATGGGTTAAATTATATTCATGTTCACAAACACAAGGAGAGAAAAAATGAACAACACTGAAACTAAAATAACTGACAAAGTAGAGATAGAAGATGGTTTAACATCTGAAACTCTTAGGAAAGTTACTAAGAATAGAGTATGTAACATTGTCTATATGAACTCAAAAGGTTTAGGTCGTTACTCTGTAAGAGTATCAGCTGACGAACATCAAGTTGAACGAAAAGGTTTTAACCCTGATGAACATATCAGCTTTAGACCAGCATTCACAAAAGAGTTTAGGACTTTCAGAATTGATAAGATATATAGCATTAGCCAAAAGGGTGAGTTGCTATATGGTTATTTAGAATTTTAAAGGGAGGGCGGGGCATTACTGCCCCGCCATTAACATTATGGAAGATTTATTACTTTTAATTGCTTTTATTTCAATAGTAATTTTTGCAGTCGGTTGCTTGTTATTATTAATTCAATTATTTCATTATACTTTTACTGGTCGCTGGATACCATAAGAAAGCAGGTTCCCTGAGCTTCTAAATTGCTCAGGGAGCTTATTTTTACGCCCCCCTACCCCCAAATCCTACACTCGAGCCGCAGAGCGGCGAGACTCGGTTTCTGCCTAACGAAAATAACTTTTAACTTTTTGGGTCCCTAGAGGGACTCCGATTGACTTTTTAAAAAAAAATTATAATATATACCAATGAATTTTAATCCAAACATGCCTAGACAACCTAACATGAACCAACCATTTCAACAGGGTCCCTTAAACCATGCAATGGGCGGGGGGCAGGCTTACAATCCTGGTCATGGTGGTCAAGTGTTACAGCAACAACCAAACATGCATCCAGCGACTAGACCTCCTGTACCTCAACAAACTGCTCCGCAACCACAACAACCTACGGCAAGAACTGCTCAGCCAATAATGCAGCAAGGTCCAATGACACCTATGCAAGAAACAAAAGCTGTTATGCAAATGCCTTTAGATTTAAGTAAGATTAGAGGATTTAGTAACTATGTTCGTGGATTAAAGAATCCTTCTCCTCAAAACTACCCAGAGATCGATGTCTTTGGAACATATTTTTAACATAATTAACAGTTAACAATCGTTAAATAAAGTTGTATAAAAATATTATACAAGAGGTTAACAATGAAAAATTTATTTTTAGTTCTTATGGTAGTGGTTTTAGCTGGATGTGCAAGTTCTGCAATTAACATTTCAGCAAATATTCCAGAGTCACAAGAAATAGACATACAAATTTCTACTAAATCTACCGACGAGTAGATCATGGATGAAATGACAGGTCACGCTCTTGAGCTTCTCAAGATAATACTTTACATATGTGGAGTGTTCTCTGTCTATTGTGGTCTTCAATTTATGATTCAACTTGATTGGCCTATGTTCTTTTTTCTCTTGCCAATTAATATAATTTTTATCTATTATATAAAACTTAGATTAAAAGGAGAGATTTAATGCTGTCACTCGTTGGAAGCCTCTTGGGCTTTGGAACTTCTTTTCTCCCCACGCTCTTAGGATTCTTCGAGCAAGGGCAGAAAAATCGTCACCAATTAAAATTATTGGATGCACAGGCGAAGCACGCTGAAGTTTTAAGTCAATTGAAACTTGAAGAGCTCGACGCAGCAGCAGATGTAGAAGAATCTCGTTCTATCTATGAACATGCTGCTCAACTTGCTAGAAGTAATAAGTCTTCCTTTATATCTGCACTACAAGCATCCGTGCGACCCGTCGTCACTTATTTCTTTTTTATACTGTTTGCTACCATTAAAGGGTTAGCTGTCTATGTTGCAGTACAAGAAGGGGATGATGTCAGCCAGGCTATATTAGCCAGCTGGGACGAGGAAACAAAAATTTTGTTTTCAACCGTGATTTCATTCTGGTTTGGGCAACGCGGCATGAAATCAATAAGGAAGGCAAGAAATGGCAAAAGCTAAAACTAAAAAAACTACGAAAAAAGCACCAGCTAAGAAAAGAGCTCGGACATCTAAAGGCAGATTTGTAGCCGATGATCCATCTACTCCTGGTAATGAGGCTTATGTAACTGAAAAACAACCATTTAATAACAAATGGCTTGTTCCAATATTAGTTGTTGGTGTTTTAATAGTAATTTTCGTACTTACTGGTTAAATATTACCAATATAAATAGTATTTATTCATCTTATTCAGTTGATAAATGTAGCTATGGGTATATAACATTACTAATTAAAGGGTGTTAAATGCTTAATTTTATTACATTTATTTGTTTTTCAACTATATTTTTATGTGTGTTACAAATCGTATAATCAATATTTAGTTGCATAAATATCAAACCTACTATATGTAGGAAATTATGGAGAGCTCACGCAAGTGCAATACATGCGAAGTGACGAAACCCATTACAGCATTTGAAAAAATGTTTTCAAGGAATGGGTCTCCTTGCTACCGACGGCGTTGTCGCAAATGCAATATAAAATTTCGCAATGATAAAACTAATAAAGACCCAATAAAATTTTTAAGAAGAAACTTTACACAGTTACGATCTGCTCGAAAAAGAAAAGGAGAAAAAACTTGGGACTTGTCTTGGAAACATATTTTAGATATATGGTTAGAGTGTAAAGGTAATTGTCAAGTCAGTGGCATTAAAATGACACACAAAAGAGATGGCACCGGAAAAAAATTATATACAAATATTTCAATAGATAGAATAGATAATGATATAGGTTACAAAAAAGAAAATATTCGTTTAGTATGTTGGGCAGTAAATATTATGAAACATAATATGTCAGACACAGAATTAATGTTATGGGTATCGAGAATACATGACGCAAGCAGAAGTTGATTATAGTAGTTTAGACGAAGAACAAATTCGTTACGCTCTTCAATTAGAAGAGAGATTAAATTTTTTACAAGAAAAAGATGCAGCAAAAAATGACTTTCTAACTTATGTAAGAAAAATGTGGCCTGATTTTATTGAAAGTAGTCATCACAAAATTTATGCAAAAAAATTACAAGACATAGCTACAGGAAAATTAAAAAGATTAATTATTAATATGCCGCCTCGACACACGAAGTCTGAGTTTGCGTCAATCTATTTTCCATCCTATATGTTAGGACTTAATCCTAAATTAAAAATTATTCAAGCAACACACACAACCGAACTTGCTACAGGTTTCGGTCGTAAGTGCAAAATGCTTGTTGATACTCCAGATTACAAAACCGTATTTCCAGAAACAAAAGTTTCCCCTGAGTCTAAAGCTGCTGGGCGTTGGGCAACTACACAGGGCGGTGAGTATTTTGCGGCGGGGGTTGGTGCAGCGATTACAGGTCGTGGTGCTGACCTCCTTATTATTGACGATCCTCATTCTGAGCAAGATGCGTTATCACCATCGGCTATGGAAAATTGTTACGAGTGGTATACATCTGGTCCAAGACAAAGATTACAGCCAGGTGGGTCTATTGTTGTTGTTATGACGCGTTGGTCTACAAAAGATTTGACGGCAGAGGTGTTAAAGAAACAAGGACAAGAAAATGCAGATCATTGGGAGGTTGTAGAGTTCCCTGCTATTTTTGATGACGGCAATATTTTATGGCCCAATTTCTGGTCTGAAGAAG